ATTAGTTGCTCTAACTCGGCAACTGTTCTAGCAGTTATCTCAACATCACACTCGGCACATTCTGGTGCCCAGTAGTAGCGGTCATCATAGTGATACATTTGGTATCCTTTCTTTTCTTTCTACTATTACAATAACACTACCCACCGACATTTAAGGGACATTTTAGGGTGTTTTCAAAAGAATTAATTAGGTTAATTTTTCCTGTGAATTTGATCGAAATTTTCATCTCGGGCGTGTCGGGGGGCGCACACATTTCTGTGGTTGTCAAGTGAGACACTCCCTAGTTGCTAGGGCAGTAGTCTACATTTCTTGATGAACGGTAAGAAACAAAACCGCTAGGGTTTCTTTTTTCTTCTAGAACAATCTCGTGTTCCCAAAGACCTTTTAGGCTTGAGTTGGTTACACTCTCACCGCATACTGAACAAGTTCCGAACCATAGTCGGTTATCCTTGCGGTAACCGTCTTCTGGGTTGATAACGGTGAAGCCGTTACCGATACCTTCCGAGCGGATAGTCTGGAAGTTTTCTTTTGTTACTACTAGTGAGTTCATTTGAACTCCTTTCTTTTTATTTCTATTTCTTTATCTATATATATTCAACCAGATAAATAGTCATTTGTCAAGCCTATTTCATACAAAGTTTTCGTGTCTTTTTTGTAGGATCCATACAAGGTGCGCCCCTGTCGGGCGTGTCGCCCAGGGTAGTGTTAGGCACACTTACACATAGGCAGTTCATCTTCGTCATTGTGTGTCCAATAGCCACAGTCATCACAAAAGTAAACATCACCAATCTCTACTGACCAATAGTCAGCGTATGCTCGGCGGTCTTTTTGTGTTTCGTTGGTGAATGTAGTCATTTAGTTTTCCTTTCAATAAGTTTAGATTAGCATACCCTACCGACATTTAGGCGTGGTCTTTACAGAACCCATTCCAATTGTCTTTGACGGCATCACCATCACATTGAGCAACAGGGCAGATACCCATCTGCTTCTTAGCCCAAATGCTTTCGTTAGCCAAGCGGATAGTAGCCCCTGCTCTGTTTAGAGCAATGTTTGTTTCCTTAGTGTTCATTGTGAACCTTTCTTTTATCTATTACTTACATTAGCATAGGCTACCGACATTTACCTAATCGACACGCCGATAGATCGAAATTCTTTTATAACGAATTGATAACGAGGTGCGCCCCTTTCGGGCGTGTCGCTATTGCTTGGGGGTAGTTAGAAGATCTTCATCATCCATTAGCATGATATCACAAAGACCTATGAGATACTCAAGTTCCTTAGTGTCCACTGCACTTGCACCTAACAATTTCAACGTGGTCCTTGAATACCTTGACAGCAGCGAGGGTATTGCATGACTGACAAGCAAACATGCTTATCTTAGGAAAATTACGCAATGCAATCTTAGCCATTACTGAACGAGTGATTAGAGCCAAACCTAGTCCCATGATTATCCTTTACTGATTGATTAGAACAACAATTACAATTGCAAGTATAACAATACCAACTGACATTTAGATGATGCCCCAGCCAGTGATTAGCCCCTTGTCAAACATGTCCTTGTAGAACGCAATCACGCTTGCCTTGTGCTCTGGGTCATATGATGGGTAGATTGAAGTACCGTCCTTGAGGATGATTTCTAGATTCATTAGTTATTACCTTTCTTGTTGCTATTAGTATACAGTAGGGGTCAGACATTGAGTTGGCGACACGCCAGAGGTTTAGTGGATTTCTCCATACTCTGACCAGCAGATTTCGCAACCATACTCGCCAGCCTCCTCTACGAAAATCTTTTCTACTACTACATCGCAAAGTTCACAAACTGAAAACATTTGTTACCTTCCTTTCTTTTTATTTCTATTTATCTTTATATATATATCTAACCATAGATGTATGACAAAGTCAAATCGACACGCCGTAGATTTCGATCTTTTTTGGTAACATTTTGATAACGAAGGGCGCACCAGTACTAAACAAAGGGGTGGCACCAGGGGTAAGGCTTGACAATGTGTGCTCACTATGATATGATGCATTTTTATTTTAGATCGTGTATCATTCACATCTACAAAATATTCAGATTTTTGTCAATTTGAAAATTTTTTCAGATTTGTCGGATATGAAATGTAACATTTTGGTAACGATGCGATAAAATGCTACATTTATAGCAGTGTAGTGATACAAAAATAGATTTTTTCAGATTTCGGGGGTACAGAGACTATCTCTGATCCAAAAATAACTTAATAACAGACATAAAGACATACATCCATGTAATGCAGAGAGCAAATCCACCTACGACATAGGCTAATTTGTTAAAAAATGATGGTTTCATGCATTAAACTTTCGGCGGTATAACAATTGCGAAGCAATCACCATTTGCCCATAGGACATTTAGCCCTTCCAAGGGTTGTCTTTAACTTCATATAGCATCCACATTGTCTGCATCTTGCTGATCGCTTATTAAACCAGGGACATTCATTACATATGGCAAGACGCTTCTCAATAAGTTCTTTGTCGGATCTTTCCTCTGACGGATCGAATAGGTCAAAGAAGGTAACGTCCTTAGCAGGTTCTCTCACCAGTCTATCTCCTCATTGTATGTAATGGAATATTCCCCTCCGTACACTTCAGCATAGGAGATTATGTCCTGATTATATTTTACCACAGTTGCTTTGCCAACTTTGTCAGTTAAATACTTTTTCCCAGATACTAATGTCATATGGGGGATATTGTGACTAGCCAAGGCAGCATTCATTTCCTCAATGTACCGCTTTTTGCCAAATCGCTTGGAGACAAAGCCCTGTGGCGTTTCTGCGGACTCTAGAGACTTTAGAATTTGCAAGACTTGTGGAGATGGATTAAAAACTTGATCAAGTTCAAGATGCTTCATCCGTTGCCACCAATTATGCATGTTATCGCTGTAATTAATTAAGTTCTTATAGGTAGAGTCAGCATAGGACATGTATGCTTGGATATGTTCGGATGTAGGTACTCTTGTTGCGAACGAAATTAAAAACGCTGTAGCGAACGGATACTTATCCGTATATTTACTGACACCGTAATGAACATTTGGATTAAACGACTTTAAAGCCATGTTATCCCCCGAACTTAAACGCTGGTGATTTCCGATCGAAACAAAATCCGCCGAGTTCATATCGCAGTCAACGAATAGGCATTCTTTTGGATCTACGCCGTCGCTGAGGAGGAGAACGTTCTTGTCGTAGGTTCCAACCACCACCGAACCGTTAAAAGCCTCCAGGAGCCGTGCAGAGGTTATTCCATCGATATCTGGTGAAATGATGATCTTGTTTGAGTGTGACAGCGTGTCTAGAATTTTGTTTTTCATTATTTTTTGCTTTGCTGTTTGCTTCGGGCTTCGACTGCCTCTAGGAATTGTGGGTGACCAGAGAAGTAAGACTGCCCATTAATTTGCCATTCTGCATTGATGCCCTTGCTAGAAACGAATACGATGAACCAAGCGACGACCTCGGCTCTCATTTTCTCGCCTGCCTCAACCAAGACGAGATATGGCATGCCGTTGATGTTGCCTCTGGTGATTAGTGAATTAACCTCGGATGGCTTGAACTCAATTGGAACAACATCTTCTGCTCTCCACATGCACATATAATTTTTGCACGGCTCTTCTGGTCTGTTCTTGTAGTCTGTGCAACCTTTTCCAGGATCACAGTTCTGGCACGGCTTGCCAGGATACATATCTTCGCCATGAATAGTTGCAGTTAGCCAACCTTCACAACATTTTGTACATCCGTCACACGAACGACGATTCTTTTTACCCAACGTCAATGATATTTTAGACACTCAAACCCTATCTCTCTCGTTAAGTTTATCATAAAGTCAAAAATAATACTTTATAATTGAAATACTATGTCTTTCGAAGCAATAATCGGAACCCTTGTTGGTATCTCAGCAATCATATCATCTGCAGCACTTGGTGTCAAGTGGCTAGTCAAGCATTATTTTGATGACATCAAGCATGAACTAAAACCTAATGGAGGATCTAGTTTAAAAGATCAGGTTAACAGACTTGAAAAAGACATCCTAGACCTAAAGAATCAAAACGTAAAAGGTGAAGAGTATCACGAAAAACTGGACTCTAAGATAGATCACCTAACAGAAATGTTTATAGAATACGTTTCTCGTCAAAAGTAAAACTCGCAAAACTTAAAACCGATTATTATATTATATATAAATAAACTATATTATAGTTAAAATATCTTATATCTTTTATATATCTTATATATATAGATATATTATACACAGAAAAATGTTTTGTCAAGTCTTTTTTATGTAAATTTATTGTAACAATTTGTTAACATCTACGAAACATTATATTTATGATATAATTTTAATACTGGTGCCCAGGGTTGTCTCTCATACCCACCGCCTTGGGCATCAGTTTTTTATTTTTGCTGATATAATTAAGTTATGAGTATGCAAGATCAGTTTGGTCAAAAACCAATTAGTTTTAAATGGAATGTTGTCCGTGGTGACACAGCCAAACTCCGTATTGATTTCTTAGAAAACGATGAAACAACAGCCTTCGATATCTCTGATTGGAGTATTGTATCATCTACCTATGACACTAAGGGTGAAGTTCTTGATGAACTAGATGTTGTTAAGCATACTGGATACATTGAAGTAATCGCACCATCCGACATTACTGAAAACTGGGGTGTTGGCTGGGGTAGCGTAATTGCTGAACTAGCATTTGATATTGAGATTACAATCAACAATGAAATTTGGACACCAGTAATTGGAACAGTTGTGGTTGCTGCTGATGTCAGCGGTGGTCTATAATGGCTGTTATCAAGATTTCAACAGTTCCACTAGCAATTCCACCAGTTATCAAAATCGCTAATAAAATTTATAAAACAAAATAAATAGGTTTTTTAGTGTATAATAATCTTTGGAGGAACAATGGCATTTCCAGGCTCATACAACATTAACTACTATAGGGGAGATACCCTAGAATTTCGTATTTATCCGAAGGATGCGAATGGTAACACATTCTCACTTTCTGGATACAGTACCGCAACTTTTCGCATTCAGACACAAAGAGGTAACGCAGGCTATGCTTCAAGAATTGAAGGAACAGCCCTTATTTCTGAAGACTATTCATACGTTCAATGCGTAATTCCACCAACTTCCTCTGCAGGTCTTGCACTCCTTGCAGGAACCACATACGTGTATGACGTTGAAGTGTCTAAGACTGTACCTGGATCATACAACCAAGTTCACACACTACTGACAGGAAACATTTCTGTAACAGATCACGTATCTGGATCGGTGGCTCCATAATATGGTTGATATCGTACTAGATTCAGAAGAACTTGTAGTCCTTGGTGGACCATCTCAGGTTGCTGTTCAAGTTGATCTAGGTGGCGACGGCGATAGAGGTTCAATCTTTGTCGTAGGTTCGTCTGAACCTAACTCTATTACAAGCGGAAATATTATTTCTGGAATTACCGTTCAATCATTTGACATGTACATCAACACTCAAAACAAAAAGATGTACCAGTATATAGCAGGAGACGGTGGAACACTAACATGGATTGAAGTGCTATCAATTATTCCAAATACCTATAGCGTAAATAAGTCCGTAACATTTACAAACGGAGACGGAATGATTTCTGATATCGCACTTACCAGTATTACTGAAGATAGCACAGGGATGACAGCAGGTAATTTCAACGTTCAGCACAGCATCATTGGTTCTGCACCAATTGCTTCTGCAATTTCTGTGTCAAATCCATCTGCAGGAAAACTTCCAATTACTGTACATGCTAGCGAGTTCGACGGTACCGATTGGAACGACTTGTCTGGATCAAGGACAGTACATCTTCTGATTACTGTGGTATAATCTATTTGGTGATTAATTATGGCTGAAAATATTGGAAATCTAATACCAACATCGATTCCGTCTTTGGCGGATAACGCAGACATTCAGGCTGCCCTACGACTATACCACTACGGTACCTCGTATGACAAGGACAACACTGACCCTACGGACCTTAACGACGAATCTATTGCAAAATATATCTCAGACATTCGTGAAGACATTGCAGACATTCAGGATGCTGGTTATGGTAGCGAATACTCAGATACTATGCCAACCAGCAATGTAGCGGACGGATATATTTGGGTAGACTCTACACAGTCTCTTGGTGCACAGCCAGGTTTGGTAGCAGCCTATCAAACCTCTGCCCCATCAAATCCAGTTCTTGGAAGTTTGTGGGTAGATAGCACAGACACTAACGACCTATCACTAAAGGTCTATGACGGAACTACTTGGAAGGTGATTGTATAATGGCAGGAACAAAGAGCAATGATTCTAGAGTAGCCTACATCTATAAAGAGTCCTCACCTACCCCAGGAAATGGAACTTGGCATCCAATTGTTGGTATTGCTAGCACGAACTCAAACTATACTTGGAAGGGCACACACGCTTTCGAAGACTACTCTGTAACCTTTGAAGAGGTCGTAAAGGCTCAGGGTGGAGTTAATAATTTTTCAGATGAAACTGCTAGAGACGCAGCGATTCCTACCCCAGATCATGGCACCGTAGCCTTTGTAAGATCTGTAAATGGGGTAAACACTGCCAACCAAATTCAGTTTTATTCTGCAGCCACAAGCAAGTGGATAAACTATTCAGACACCTCTTTTGTATCAAAGACATCTGACTATACAATTGCCCTAGCAGACTCTGGCAAGACACTAACTGTAAACTCAGGTTCAGCAGTAGCAATTACAATTCCTGCAAATGCTACAGTACCTTTTCCAGTTGGAACGAGGATTGACGTAGTTGCTCTAGGCAGCGGTGCTGTATCATTTACTGCTGCTGTTGGAGTTAACCTTAGTAGCAAAAACTCATGGCTCAAACTAAATGGACAATATGCTGGCGGTACATTGATCAAGATTGATGCAACAAACGCTTGGCTACTTGTTGGCGATCTAAAGTCATAGTAGGTAATAATGCTAGGTGGTATTGGATTCCTAAGTGGTGGCTCAAGAGTTATAGTTCCAAATATTATTGGACTATCGACATCTGCTGCATCAGCAGCACTTTCAAACGTTGGACTAGTTCTTGGAAGCAGTACAGGATCAACATCTTCTGGCGCAACTTCTGAAAACAATGGATACGTAGCCAGTCAATCAGTATCAGCAGGATCAGACCTTGATAGAACATCTACAATTACATATACTACATATTCATATACCCCACCTGTAAGCCCACCGACGTGGATTGACTCAGCAATTTCAAACTCTTTCCAATTCGGAACGGCATACTCAGATTCAGTTTCTGCAACTAATGGTGCAGGATATACCTGGGAATACGTTAACTCTGGAAATGGCGCAAGTACAAATGCATACTGGGTACAAGGGGTAACAATCAATAGCAGCACTGGTCAAATTACTGGAACCCCAACAATTTCTGGTCAGGTATACAGTTTTAGAATTGTAGCCTATAATGCTTCTGGAACTATTTATTCTAGCACTTATGCTGGAACAGTTGCGTCTAGTGGTTCAGGACCAAACATATCACTTGCCGTAAACTTTAACACACCATCATCATCAACTCAATTGAGTGGTATAGTAACAGGAGACAACTTTAGCACTGGAGGATCTTTTAGCGTTAGCATATCTACAACTGCTGGATCTGTAAGTCCCACAAGTTTCGTTGTTCCTGGATACAGCGAGGTCATTCAGCCATTTACAATAACTGGTTTGAGTGCTGGTCAAACCGCAACAGTCACAGTATCATCAAATGGTGTTACCGCAAGCGACACGGCTACCACCACAAGTGCACCAACAGTAACTTATAGATTTGCATCCAGTGGCAGCAACTATCCATTGCCAATGAGTGGTGAGGTGATATCTTCTCAGGGAGTTATTGAGGGAACAGGTCCAATGATCGGAACTACGGTATACGTAAATGCTGGAAACTGTGGAAGTAATGGAATTCAAATTTATGCACCACAGTTTTATTACTGGAGATGTTTTGCTTACGATGGCACATAAAAAGAAAACCCAGGATTTCTCCTGGGTTTCTTTATTTTGAGCAGTTTACATAAAACTGACATAGACTATTTTTGAGTAGTCTCCGCCGAATTGCTTTACAGACTCAACTCTGGTAACCTCACCTTTTCTAGGTGCATGAATCATCTCTCCATCACCAACGTAGATTCCTACGTGGTAGGCAGACTTACTTCCATTGTACTTGAATACAACTAGGTCTCCAGGTTTTGGATTTTTTGTCTTTACCCCAGCATATTCCTGCTTGGATGCACGGTGTTCCAGTTCAATGCCAAGTTGTTCATAGAACCACATTGTTAGACCTGAACAGTCCCATCCAGATGGGGTACTTCCAGAAAACACATACCAGGTTTTACCAACATGCTTGTTTAAAGAAGTTAGGGCTTCACCCATTCTTTTTTCATTTGCAAGTCGTTGAATATTCTGGATTGAGATTTTCTCACTTTCAATCATGTTCTCAAGTAGTGGGGCTGGAGAATTAACCTGTAGAACATTGCTAGTTCTTTCCAGAGGGATAGCCTCTGCTGGCGAAACATAACCAGTAATTAGTAAGGTTGTAAAACCTATTGCAGCAAATTTTTTAGACATGCTACCTCCTTATTTTTATGTAGTTACTAGCCTCTGTCACAGGCTCCTGGCGACATTATCTTTACAGTGATAGCAAAAATAAACTGTCTTGGATTGTCACGATTGTCACTTTGTTGTTACTCTGTTTCATCATATTCCTCCTTAACGGAAAAACTTCCTTTTGAGGGGAAGTTATCCTAAAATTATAGCACAATTTGATGCATAAACCAATATAACAATCGTGATATAATTAACCTTATGGCATCAGGCGAATCATTAAATCTAGAACTCCCATATCCATTGGAGTCAGACCCAGTAAACGTACACGGAGACATTAAGACTCTTGTGGATAGGCTGGATATTGTTCTGCCATCTGCATCTTACGTTGAAATTCCATTTGTAAATAAAAGCGGATCAACACTGACAGCAGGAACTCCAGTCTTTGTAGTTGGTCACGATGGAACAAACATTGAAGTTGACATCTACACACCATCAGATTCAAATCCTATTTTGGGACTGGTCAAGGCATCAACACTCAACAACGCTGTTGGCATTGTTGTTATTGCTGGAATTCTTTCTGGCGTAAACACCTCTGGATTCGCTGAGGGGGCAACCTTGTACGTTGGTCAAAATGGTGGGTTAGACGATACCGCTCCTACAGGGGGAAGCCCAGCAGTAGCAATCAATGTCTTTGCAGACCCAGCAAATGGAATCGTTATCATTGGTGCAAAGGGGTCCCCAACTTGGGGATCTTTGAAGCAGGGTCTTTAGTCAATCGGTGGTATAATTTTATTATGGCTAGATCAAATACACAACTAGTAGGGAATGTCCCACCACAAATTGTATGGACAGTTGTCCGTGGCGACACTGCTTCATTTCGTGTATTCGTAACTGATGATGCAAGAGTTCCATTACTGATTGACGAGTGGACCCTAAAAGCAGACATCAGACGTGCAGGAACTCTGGTAGTCTCCCTTACTCCAGAGCAAAAAGATACAGATGGCGAAGGTGAATTCACCGTATCATTGCTTGACTCAGAGTCAGATATTCTAGAAACTGGAGACCTCTTCGACATCCAGTTATCAACTGATTCATATGTTTGGACAGTTGCTCAAGGATCTATGAAGATAATTGAGGACGTGACCGAATAATGCCTAGGGTCACTATTAAGGCAATCGAATATCCCAAAAAGGTAAAAATTAACAACAATAGAAATTTTCGTGTTAAGTTTTTGCCAGGCATTGTAACTGGATCATCACCAACAAATCCAGCACCAGTAGGTATCGCAATTATTGGTGTAAATAATTATATTCTTTAATAACTGATATAATAGTTAATATGGCACGATCAACCCTAGCACATGTAAAATCAAAGTTTGAATCTGGAGACAGACCTACTCAGGCTGACTACATGGATCTTATTGATACCCTTGTGCAACAGGCAACTGACCTAGGGTCTGCTGGAAATAACGAGAGTTCTGTTAGTGGAATTGAAAATCCAACGACAGTAGACTCTTATGACTGCACTACTTGGCGTTTTGTCAAGTACATGGTTACAATTTCTAAGGCATCAACAGGTAAGTTCTATGCCACAGAACTTTCTATACTTTTTGACGGTACGAATATTAACGTCACTCAGTATGGAACAATGGACAACGATGGGAATATGGGAACCATTAATGTCTCTAAGTCTGGAGATACAGTGTCACTTATTGTAACTCCAGGAACCACCAAGCCAGTCACCGTGCGATTCGCTCGTATGGGACTTAAGGCATAATTTAAAGGAGATATAAAAATGGCAACAGTAGACAAAGACTTTAGAATTAAAGCAGGTCTTGTCGTTGAGGGAGCAAACGCTACCGTTAATGGCGAAGACATCATTACCACAGGAAGTTCAACGGACGACCTACAAGAAGGCAGTACCAATCTGTACTTTACCGCTGAGAGAGCAGCAAATGCTGTAGCAGATGAAATTAGCACAGCAGTTTCAACTGCAGTAGATGCACTAGACACAGATGTTATTGAAGAGGGAGAAACCAACCTATACTTCACCAACCAACGTGCACTAGATGCAACTTCAGCAGCCTACGATGCAGCAGGTGCTGCAACCACTGCCGAAGGCAATGCAAACGACTACACGGACACCGCAATCAGCGGACTGTCTACAGTCTATGATGCTTACGGTGCAGCAGCCTCAGCACAAACAGCAGCAGAGTCTTATGCAGATGGACTTGCAGTAAACTATGACCCAGCAGGTTCAGCATCAACAGCAGAAACTAACGCAAACAACTACACTGATTCAGCATTGGAAGACTACACGCCAACATCTGGACTAGACGCAGCAGTTGACGGTTACGGATACTTGAAGTCTGCAGATCTTTCAGGATATGCAACTGAGACATATGTTGGAACAGCAGTTGAGAATGCAGTTGACGCTCTAGTTGATGGTGCTCCAGGACTTCTAGACACCCTTAACGAGATTGCAGCAGCAATTAACGATGATGCAAACTACGCAACAACAATGACTACTGCTCTAGCAGGTAAGCAAAATGAACTTACCGCTGGAGACAACATCAGCATTGTTAGCGACACAATCTCTGTAACTGGACTAGATGCAGCAGACATCTCTGACTTCAACACTGCAGCACTTTCTGCAACCGCATCGGCATACGATGTTGCAGGTGCAGCAGCAACAGCAGAGCAGAACGCCAAGGACTACGCAGACACTAACTTTGTTCTTGCAACAGACCTTCCTGGACAGTTGGATGAATACATTCCTCTAACCCAAAAGGGTGTAGCAGACGGTGTAGCAACCCTTGACGGCAACGGAAAGGTTCCATCATCACAGTTGGACATTGATGTATCTGGCGACATCTCTACTGCAATTGACGCTCTAACTACAGACGACATTGAAGAAGGCGACAACAACCTATACTTTACTGACGAACGTGCAATTGATGCAGTTTCTGCAGCAGACATCTACCCAAATGCAGTTATCGTTAACAACGTCTCTAAGACCGTTGCAGATACTCAGACGGTAGCAACTGCTGGAACAGTATCTGGTCTAACCTGGGCTAAGGCGGACTACAAGTCTGCAAAGTTGGTTGTAAAGGCTAATACAGCAACCCACTCGCAGGTATCTGAGATTATGGTTACCCTAGACTCTTCAGACAACGTAGCAATTACCGAATTTGGTATTGTTTACACCGACGAAGAGTTGGCAACCGTAACAGCAGATGTAAGCGGAAGCAATGTTCGCATTCGTGTTACCACACTAAACGCATCAACAGATGTAACCGTAGTCGGAACACTATTGATCTAAACGATTATGAGAATACCCCCCATGAAATACTGGGGGGTATTTTTGTTTTTAATTGATGGTATAATTAAAACTTAGGAGAGCATCTTGACGACATCAAACAAAGACTTTAAGGTCAAAAATGGAATTGCTGTAAATGGCAGCGGTACATTCGGTGGACCTGTAGTCGTTGGCACTCCAACAGAACCAGAACACGCAGTAACAAAACAATACCTTGATGAAATTGCTGGATCATCTGGCTTGTTAGAACTAGATGGCGGAGATCCAACAACAACCATCTGGGGAGCCGTAGTAGATGGCGGAACCCCTTAATGTATATCAATATATGTTATAATTAGTTTGTAATGTCTGGGTAGACCCCAACTAGGAGATTTTTAAATATGGCACAAAGAATGCTACAGAGAAGAGGAACTGCAACGCAGTGGACCTCCGCAAATACTGTTATGGCTGCAGGAGAAATTGGTGTAGAAACTGATACTGGTCAGTTTAAGATTGGTGATGGAACTACTGGCTGGAACTCACTTCCATATTTTAAAGACACAATTGATCTGAACATTGATTCTAAAGCACCTATAGCCTCTCCTACATTTACTGGAAACGTAACTCTTCCCTCAACCACTACAATTGGTAATGTCTCGGCAGCGGAACTAGCAATCCTTGACGGAGTAACCGCTACGGCATCAGAAATTAACGTCCTAGACGGCATCACAGCCTCTACAAACGAACTTAACATCCTAGACGGTGTAACCGCAGATGCTTCAGAGATTAACCGCCTAGACGGTCTCCTAGCGTCTACTGCAGAACTAAATACTCTTGTTGGTATAACTGCCTCAACAGCAGAACTAAATATTCTTGACGGAGTAACTGCTTCAACAGCAGAACTAAACACTCTTGATGGAGTAACCGCTTCAGCAGCAGAACTCAATATTCTTGACGGTGCAACGCTTACAACCACAGAACTTAACTATGTGGATGGAGTAACATCTGCAATTCAAACACAACTTAACGACAAGGCTCCAACTGCCACACCAACCTTTACAGGCAAAGTTACAGCGTCGGACACAACAGAGTCAACTAGCACAACCACAGGATCATTGGTAGTTTCTGGTGGTGCAGGTATTTCTAAGGATGTCTATATTGGCGGAGACCTGGTTATTACTGGAGACTTTACAGTTAATGGCACTTCAACAACTGTGAATGTCTCAGACCTAACTGTTGAAGACCCACTTATTTATATCGGTGAGGGCAATGATGCCAACACTGCAGACCTTGGTCTAGTTGCTTCGTTTAATGATGGAACATATCAGCACTCAGGATTAGTTCGTGACTCTTCTGCTGGAAAGTGGAAATTGTTTAAGGGCGTAATTGACGAGCCAACAACAACTGTCAATTTTGCACAAGGGTCTTTGGATACTATGGCGGTTGGAACCTTGGAAACATCTGGGTTGACTGCAACAGGTTCTGTTAATTTCACTGGAGCAACAATCACAGGACTTAGCACGTTGCCATCACAATCTGGAAATAGTGGTAAGTATCTTACTACCAACGGTACCGCTGCTTCTTGGGCAACCATTAACGCTACCCCAGCATTTGATGACCTTACAGACGTAACAATCACTTCCGCTACCACCAATGATGTAATGTATTACAATGGCACAACTTGGGTAAACAGATATGTTGGTGCTGTACCAGTTATTATTAATGGACAGACAGGAACAGCCTACACACTTGTGGCAGGAGATGCTGGAGATATCGTAGAAGTAAACAACTCTTCTGCAATTACAGTAACTGTTCCAACAAATGCATCAGTCCCATATCCAGTAGGAACGCAAATTACAATTCTTCAAACAGGTGCAGGACAGATCACTGTTGCTGGACCATCTGGCGGTACGCTAAATGCTACTCCTGGAACTAAACTACGTGCTCAATGGTCTTCAGCCACCCTTATTAAACGTGCTACTGACACTTGGGTGCTGATCGGAGACCTTACAGCATAATGCCAGCATCATTCTTTAGCCAGGTAGCGTCATCAGTTAGAAAAAGGTTTGTTGATACCTTTTCTGCTAGATCAAACACAACTGGCTCGCTCGGCACCGCAACAGATGGCTCAAGATGGGATGCGACAAGTCAAACAATTCAGGTAACCTCTGGAAAGGCTAAGGCAACCACAACCCCAACATCATCTGGAACGTCCTATCCAATCGCTACCGTCACCATGCCAACAGGAAATAACACAATTAGAATTGCAGGCACAGAGCAAGGTGCAGCAGCAGCAATCTGGGTACAGAGTTCTTCAGACTGGTGGATGGTGGGAATCGATTCAGAATACAATACAATTCCAGGAAACACTGCATATGCCTATTCACAGAATGCATACTTTGACTCTCAGGGATCCAACGCTTCTAATCAATTTTCTTTTACTAATTACGCTGGTCCTGCTGCCTCTACGTATTACGTAGGAACCGAGGGGTTTGCTAAGGCACAGGGTCAGAACAGCACAACCACTAACTATACCTCAAAAATTACCTACTCTGGTCCATTCTTTGTTAATGGTCCACCAAAATACAACTCTTCAACAACTTATACTTCAGCAACATCTGGAGGAAACTGGTATTGGTTTAACACCCCAACTATGAACTATTCTGCATACTCCAACTACTACTATTATGCAGCAGGAACAGGTTATGCCTGGAACGGTGTTTCATATTTTTGGTTTACCGCAGGTGGAACCTATCAAACTTTCAGTTTTACAAACGCAACCACATATGCCTATTCTCAAATTCTTAGAGTTAGGCAGTCAGTTGGCGGTACTGTAAGCACAATTACCTCATCAATAGTTTCTGCAGCACAAACAGCAGCATCGCTTTTGGTGTCCCTTTCTGGCAATCAAATTACGGCAAAGGCTTTTAGCGATAACAACTTTGTAAGCCAACTGGGATCAGACCTAGTGTACACAGCAACAGGGGCTACGGTAAATACCAAGTTTGGAATTGCAATTTCACCATCTGCCTATCAGCAAAGTGATATAATTGGTACATCAGTACAAATTACTAGAAACTAGCAGATAGGGTTAAAATGAAAATAATTAGATTTTTTTCTAAAAAAGAATACTTTAATTTGGGTCAGCCAATTCCAATCAAAAAACTTTTGCCATCTTGGTATAAGCAGTCAGAGAACACAATTAAAAATCCAGAAAATGGAGAAGAGGTTGCAGGTCTAAAAAGGTGTATCCCATTTCTTGACGCAATGATTAGTGGCTATGCATTGGTAACCCCAGTAGACATTTTTGTTTCAAAGAATGAGGATGGAACGTTAAACATTAGGTGGAACTCACCAGAAATCTTTCAAGACTTCATTGCAGAACGAGTAAAAGATCTTGGAGAGAAGATGCCAAGACCAGCAGGACACTACCCAAACCATCTTGCATTTAGAGGATTCTGGGGAATCAAGACTCCCAAGGGCTGGAGTGCACTGGTTGTTCACCCACTTAACAGACACGACTTGCCTTTTACAATTACTGCTGGTATTATGGATTCAGATAAATATTCAACATCTGGCAACATTCCATTTTTCATCAAGGACGACTTCGTCGGCGTGATTCCTGCAGGAACTCCTTTTGCACAAATCATTCCAATCAAAAGGTCAAACTGGTCTTCATTAAAGAATGATCGTGGAATTCAGTATCTAGAAGATCTTCAAGGTGCTTTTGTAAGATCGCCAGGAAAGAGTTACAAAAAGTATTTTTGGCAACGAAAGGAATACAACTAATGCCTAGATCTAAGAGTAGAATGGTCTACGGAGACCTGCTAGGAGAGTTCCGACCAACCATAAAGTCATTAATATTTAACATTCTTTACGCAAAGTTTTTAGAAATTGGAAGGGCAAAAGAGCCATTCCAACCAGAAGATGCAAAGTTTAGATTGCCAGAAGAGGCAATCCCATATGCAGATCTAACATACATGGCTGTTGTCAAAGGTGGAAAAGTTATAGAGATGATTAGGGTTAATCACGAAACAGCCAAGATGCTGACAAGCAGAGGCGTTAAGTTTGTTCCTTTTGACCCCAAAGACATAAAGGTCAAAAAGGGAATGGCTTTCGTTGACGGTACTTTTACAGGAGAACAAAATGAAGAAAATTAAGTTTCAGTCAGTAGACGTATCGATACAGTTTCCACATCCACAACCTGCATCAAAGTTTGTTCCAGAATGGTTTAGAAAACTTCCTGGAGTAATTGCTGGTGTAGAAACTGTAAAGAAATGCATACCATTTCTAGATACCCTAACATCTGGATATGTTATTGTTTTAGCGTCTGACGTATATGTAGATGAAAACGGATTTCAGCAGGTATCAAAAACTGAACAGGTATCTCTTCACATTAAGGATCAACTTCAAACACTAGACATTCCAGAAGAATACTCTGAAATACCGTATAAGTGGATTAACTTTTTTGTAACAAAGACACCAAAAGGTTATAGCACCATGTTTGTGCACCCACTCAACAGAATAGACCTACCATTCTACTCATTGACAGGAATAGTAGAAACAGACAGATTCCCTCTTCCTGTAAACTTTCCATTTTTTGTTAAGAAAAACTTTAAGGGCATTATTCCAGCAGGTACCCCAATTATTCAGGCTATCCCCATTAAAAGAGATAACTGGAAGTCAGATGTAGAAGACAAGAAGCCTTTCAAGTTCCCATGGTATACCAATCTAATGCACAATCCGCCATTTGGATTCTATAAGAAAAACTTCTGGCAGAGAAAGTCATATAAATAAAACTTAATTATGATAAAATGGACTAGGAGAAAACATGCCCAGTCCGTCTAACATTTATGCTGAAAAAGCCTATAGCGATCACCCACTAGCAATGTGGGCACTTGATGATCAGTTAGATTACGTATCGTACCTTAATGACTCTACAAGAGATCTGTCAGCAGGCTGGACGGTCCCAGACGATGGCGACGACATTGCCATTACCCTAGACCCATCAAATCTTGGTCAATATCTTGGCGGTGGGCTATACAAGATTATAGCCACAAAGCCATCTGCAAGTGCACTCACAGGCAAAGCCAGGCTAACAAGTCCAGTGGTTGTTAACTTTGAAAACATGGATGCAGATCTAGCCACAATGTCAATTGGCTCATACTTTTATTCAGATACCGAATACATTAATGGCATTACAATTGGATTTACGTATACCGAAGAAATTACCCAGCAACTAGTTCGGGTATCTAAGAAGTTTGAAACATCCGTATACAAAAACTGGATTTACATTGCTGAAACATTTGATATACCAAACCTCACAAGCGACATGAATATCTTTATTGATATCGAATACTATGATAGCGAAGACCCAAACACTGAGTATGTGTTTTACATCAATGGTCTAAGCCTTGGTCAGTGGTCAGAGGAGTTCCAGTCTGAATCTCTAGGACTGCAGTATAAAGAAGATGGCACTGGCTCTATTGTAGACTTTCCAGAAAACATTGCAGTTGATGGAGCAGATAAGGCTGTTGTTGCAAAAGCATATGGTCTACAAGATCTGGACGGCTATTACCTTGCCACAGAAAACAAAATTTTTGCTCAAAATACAGGTATGCCACTAGTCTTCGGTGCAGCCAGTGTTACAAAACTAATTCAAAACAACACCCTCCCATCGCTAGTTGTACCTGCAAAAGGTCTTCTAAACGCCGTAGGTAAGCACTCAACGTATACCCTTGAGGCATGGATGCGAATTGATTCAATCTCCACAGAGGCTCATAGAATCTTTGGACCAGTTGGTTCAGATGATGGTGTCTATGTTGATCACGAAAGATTCTACCTAAAGATATCAGAAAACGTTAAGTCGGGAGTTGTTCCAGAATGGTCAAAGCCAATGCTTGTTCACCTCAAGTATTTTCCAGGCAGGGTATCTTTGGTTGTAAACACAGAAGAAATTATAACCATTGAGTTTGACGTAAACAACACATACTTCCCAAACAAAAACAGCGAGGTAGGCAAAGACCAAGACTGGATTGGTTTTTACTGTGCCAATGATGTTTCAGTTGACCTAGATTGTGTTGGAATCTATCCGTATGAGGTAGATAAAAATCTAGCAAAAAGAAAATGGATATATGGTCAAAACGTAGAATATCCAGAAAACCTAAACGCAGCGTATGATGGCAAGACAGTAGCCATAGATTACTCTACCGCAAATTATGCAGCCAATTTTGTATTTCCCAAGAACAGCCCCTGGTCATCTGGAATTTCAGACAACATTAATTTTACAGGCAACAAGATTTCTGCACCAAACCATCCACTACCAGAAGTTGTACTATCTTCAGGATCTAGTGCCTCATGGTTAAGCGATCAGTCTTTAAACAATTACGAGGCTGAAACATACATCACGATGCAGCCAGGGTCAAACTGGAACTCTGTCGATGGATACTTGTATCTAGATAGCATATCTTTTATGTCAGATCAACTAAAGGCAGTTTATGGCATTTTTAAAACTGTAGACTACTATTCTTCAGATCAAATTCTTATTAAGATCAGAGACAAGAGTTCTGGCAATTATTTTAGTATTGTTGCAAACGGCAATAACGTTCTATACAAATACTACAACGGTGCAACCGACACAACCATAAAGACTCTCCCTATCAACATTGCTGGAGAAATGTTTGTTGCTGGATTTAATCTAGACACAGTCTCTTCATACTATGGAGGAGACCTAATCCAGTTCTTTGCAAATAGAAACAACTTTGAAATATTTATTTGTGGAGACAATACATTTGAAAACACATATCTTGGAAACCTCTATAACTTCTCAATGTCAACAAGGAGAAATGTTAGCCCAGTTGGGTTCATGTTCACTCAAGATGGAATTGCCATGGACAAAGATTCTTTTCAGAGCGTAGTCTATGATGCTGGATATACCTATTTTGGAAATGATCCAGAATATTGGGCTGAGGTCCTTGATGGAGGAGACCCATACGCATTGATGTCGGATAAATTCTACGCTCACGTAGCAACCTACAGACTTACCCCAAAGCAGTTCTTTGGCAACTTCATTCTTGACATATCAACCCATTCAACATGGGAAGATTATGTGCCATTGTCTCACTTTGCAAAGTATGTTAGAGACGCTGAAACTGGCAACTACTATGATCTGGACTTTATTCAGTTTAATATTGGATACCCATCCCCAGGAAAATTCTTTGAGCAAAAGTCTGATACAGGTGCCTGGACCTATGGAGAACTTCAGGCTGAGTATGGTTCACCAGTTCAATATTCATATGCAGAACTAGACAATGAACTGTTTAGTGGATACGCATCTTATGCAGATTTAAAGAACAGGACGCAAACACAGTACTCCTATGACACAGAACTTTACTCAGCAAAAACCTACATAACATTTCAGTATGTTAGCGGAGGAGCGAACACTCCAATCGAGAATTATACAAATACTGAAAACGTCAGTAGTAACAACCTTATCAAAGCAGGGGACGAGTGGGTTAACACAAAGTACGAAGTCATTGACGGAACAGTTATATACCCACCAAAATCAATAAAGTTCTCTGACCTAGCAATTGTAGTTCACGTAGATATGGTTGTAGACGGAGTGAGAAGCAAGCCAGTCGCTATCCACAACATAGAACTTACATCTCAGGCTTTAGATTCAAAAACGCCAACTCCCATTGGCACCAAGTTTGGCATCCCCCTCTATCCATATACAAAAAGCGGTATCTACTTCAATTACAAAGAGAACAATCCATTTAAGATTTATAAGAGAAGCACCCCATATCTTTTCCTAAGTAGAACATCTGGCATTGAGTTGGTTGGAGATTACGAGCCACGAAAGAACAGAGGGTTGACTGTACCGCTAAACTCAAAGTTGTCAACAAAGTTTGATGTGGCAGCCCTTCAAATATTATTAAGGTTTAACGGAGATTTTTTCCCATATGCTTCTACCCCCATCTTTGAGATTCAGTCCAAGGATACCTACATCAAGTTTTACCTAGTTGCCACTCACCCAAATGGAAAGAGAGCAAAAATATATGCAATTAATGCAAAAACTGGTGAAGAAGAGAACGGCATCGCATTCTACATAAACGGAAAACTTGTCAAGAGTCCAACCATCTCAACAAAAGAATGGTCAATGCTAGGAATCTCTTTCGCAGCGAAACTCAATCTAGATAGTTATTCTGGTGCATTCAGGATTAATGGTCCCATCATGGTAAACCACTTGTCGTATTATCAGTCAACTGGTCTTCAGGAAAAGATTTTTACAACTTTTAGGGTCTGGGACAGAGTCAGAGAAACCCTGACAAATCAAGAACTTGCATGGAACTTCTGGAGGGGTACTGGTCAAACTATTGGAACATACTCATGGAACAACGTTCTTGTGATCGGTCAGAGTAGTTCTCTTGGCATCAGTTTGCCAGAAATCTTTAAGGCGTATGTGGGAACTAACAAGATTATCTTTGAAGATAACCAGGGAATTGCGTTATCTAGTTATAGGTTTAGAACATATAGACGTTTATCTTCGGTCTCATTTACCAAGAAACCGTCATAATATGGTATACTAGTGGTTATGAATTCATTCGACAACCAACTTCTAAGTAAAGTTCAAAAGCCAAGAATCCAGGTAGTTAAGGAAGAGTTTTCTCTATTTGGAACATACGTATGGATGAAACCAAACGGAAAGCCATTCATGGATGCTGATAAAAATGTTTTATCAATTGAGGGCATGAAAGACGACAAGTCTAAGATCAAAGAACTTGCAGATGCTGCAAAGTATTGGGGGCAACCAGAAGGTCGTGCCGTATTCTATCCAAACATGAAGAAGATCTCCGACGAGGAGCACTCAGAGCAGGTAGATAGAATGAGCCAGGGACTAATCCCATCTATGAACGACCTTGGTGCTGTGATTGCTGCCAAGAAGACACTTGAACTTTATGGAGATGAATAAGATGTCAGAAGAATATTACGTAAGAGACCTGGGCATTGACGAACTCCAGCAAGACCTGGACAAGTTTAAGGCACAAGACCCATTCAACAAGTCATGGGACGAACTAAAGGCATTCTCTGGAATTGAAAAGAACTTTAAGCGTAGAACAGACAGGCTTGAAAAACTAAACAATGATCCTGTTGTGGAGTCAACCCTACAGTACAATAACGTAGACGTAACATCACTACAATATCAGGACAGTGCTCTAGCAATTAACTCTGGTGTGAATGGGGCATACTCAAAAGAGATTAACCCTGGCAAAGTGTACAGAAATGGATATGGTCTATTTGATGTCATCACACCGCCGTGGAACCTATACGAACTTGCAAACTATTACGACACCTCATTTGCTAACCACGCTGCTATTGACGCAAAGGTAGAAAACATCGTTGGTTTGGGATATGAACTTCAGGCTACAAAGAGAGTTCTAATGGCTCTTGAGTCATCTGACAACGCTAGTGCAATTGATAAAGCACGTAAGCGTGTTGAGAGAGCCAAGGTAGAAGTTAGCGAATGGTTTGAGTCTTTGAATAACGAAGAGTCTATGACATCAACACTGATGAAGTTGTGGACAGACTACGAATCAACTGGCAACGGATACCTTGAAATTGGTAGAACTGTTACTGGTGAAATTGGTTATGTGGGTCACATTCCTGCTACAACCATGCGTGTGCGTCGTCTACGTGACGGATACATTCAGATCATTGGAAACAAAGTAGTATACTTCCGTAATTTTGGTGCTAAGAACGTAAACCCAATTACTAACGATCCACGTCCAAACGAGATTATTCATATCAAGCAGTACTCACCACTGAACTCTTTCTATGGTGTACCAGACATCCTGTCTGCAGTTGGTGCACTTCAGGGAGACGCACTAGCGTCACAGTACAACATTGATTACTTCACCAACAAGGGTGTGCCAAGATACATTGTAACCCTAAAGGGTGCAAAACTTTCCGAAGAGGCAGAGGACAAGATGTTCCGCTTCCTACAGACAAGCCTCAAGGGGTCTAACCACAGAACCCTGTACATTCCACTTCCAGGAGACTCAGACACCAACAAGGTTGAGTTTAAGATGGAGGCTGTTGAAAGCGGTACACAAGAAGCATCGTTCAACGAATACCGTATTCGTAATAGAGACGATATTCTTGTTGCACACCAAGTCCCACTATCCAAGATTGGTGGAGGAGACTCTGCTGCCATCGCTGCTGCCCTAGCACAGGACCGCACGTTTAAAGAGCAGGTAGCAAGACCAGCACAAAGAAACCTAGAAAAGGTTATCAATAAGATCATTACTGAGAAGACAGACATTGTTGAACTTAAGTTTAATGAACTTACCCTTACAGATGAAATTGCACAGTCACAGATTATTGAGCGTTATGTTCGTAATCAGGTTATGACTAGAAATGAAGCACGTGAGACATTGGGTCTTCCACAGATGGAAGAGGCAGACGACTTTCTTGAACTGAACGCTCGTCAGTCAGCAGACGCTACAGCAAACACCCAACAGACTCGTCAAAGAGATGCAGAGAGAAGTTCAAACTCTTCGGATAACACAGCAACAGTTGCTGGACGTAATCCAAAGGGTGAGGGACGCTCTGTTCAATAATGTGTTATAATTTAGTAATAAAGTTTAAAAAGGGCTCTATAATTAAGATACTATGACTATTGCAAAAGCACACTGGGATACTGAGGGCGAAAATGTTCGCCTTTCAATGCCGTTCAGCAAAGTAGATAAGGAACGAAGAATCGTTTCTGGCTTTGCTACGCTTGACAATGTTGACCGACAGTCTGACATTGTTACTGCAGAGGCTTCTATGAAAGCCTTCTCCAAGTTCCGTGGCAACATCCGTGAAATGCACCAACCTCTAGCAGTTGGCAAGATGGTATCGTTCAAAGAAGATAAGTATTTCGATCCTGAGTCAAAGAAGTTCTATTCAGGCGTTTACGTATCAGCATATGTTTCAAAGGGTGCTCAGGACACTTGGGAAAAGGTCTTGGATGGCACCCTTTCTGGCTTCTCAATCGGCGGTAGAATGAACAAGTATGAAGATGCATACGACTCAAACGTTGACAAGCAAATTAGAATTATTAAAGAGTACGACCTAATGGAACTATCTCTAGTAGACACTCCAGCAAACCAATTCGCCAATATTCTATCTGTTCAAAAGGTAGATGGCGTAGACACCATTAAGGGAGACTCTGTAAACACTGAAATCGAAAACGTGTTCTGGGACCCAGAGTCTGGCGTTGTAAAGATTTCTGAAAATGAAGCAGAGGTAAGCCCAACCACTGGAGCACCAATGCAAAACATAGGTTTCGTTGAAAAGAACGATAACGAAAAAACAGATATGATAAAGTTCTTAGTTGATAGTGCTAAAGGCATTAGTGCATCTAAGATTAACAAGGAGGTAAGTCCTATGACTGACACAACAAATGAAGTAGTTCTTGATGCACCAGCCGAAGAGGTTGTTGCTGAAGAGACTACAGTTGAAGAATCACAGGTCGCTCCAGAGGCAGACGCAGGCGAAGAAGTAACTGAAGATGCTGTTGAAGAGGTAGAAAAGGCTGAAACCACTACTACCGTTGTTCCAATGGAAGAGGCTCTAAATCTAGCCGATGCCAGTGAAGAGCAGGAATCAACAGACGAAGTTGTAGAGCCTGTTGCTAAGTCAGACGAGGCTCTTGAGACTGCAGTTGCAGACATCAAGGACACCGTCACAAAAGCCTTTAGCGATCTAACTGCGGTTGTTCAGGCACAAGCCGAGCAAATCGCAGAACTACACAAGTCAATTGCTGCAGTAAAAAATGAGGTAACTGCAACAAAGGGCGTGTTTGACGAGTTTGGAAAGAGAGTGGATGCTGTTGAGGCTGACACTGCTTTCCGCAAGTCTGGCGATCTAGGCGAGATCGTACAGGAAAATCAACCAGAACAGGTTGAGAAATCCCTATGGGGCGGACGTTTCCTCAAAACTGCCGATCTATTTAGATAAAAACAAATACAAAATCACTCAGGAGGTGAACAATATGTCGGAAGAAATTATTAAAAATCAACCAGGTGCGTCTGGTGAACTAGGAGGAACAACTCCAGGTCTTTACCAAGGACAGGGTGCATTTGCATCAGGTTCGGAAGATGGTTCAAACGTACCAGGTAACTACGCAACACAGGGTGCTGTTGGAAACATTCCAGTAGCACTTGCAGGACTAACAACTGGTCCAAACGCAGTAAACCCTTCTGGTGAGGCAGGTAGCGGTATCCTTCGCCCAGAGCAAGCACGTCGTTTTATTGACTACGTGTGGGATGCCACAGTTCTCGCCAAGGATGGTCGCCGTGTGACCATGAGAGCAAACACCATGGAACTTGAAAAGGTTAACGTGGGAGAGCGTGTAATCCGTGCTGCTGCACAGGCTGTAGGTAACTACACCAACGCAGGTGCATCGTTTACAAAGGTAGAACTTACCACCAAGAAGATTCGTCTTGATTGGGAAGTTTCATCAGAAGCACTTGAAGACGGTATTGAAGGTGGTGCTCTAGAGGATCACCTAGTACGTCTTATGACAAATGCGTTCGCAAATGACATTGAGGACCTAGCAATCAACGGTACTGGCGACAGTGGCGATGGTGCATTCCTCGGTATCATGGAAGGCTTTATCAACAAGGCTAAGGAGAATGGCGATGCCCACGAGTCAGTAGTGACTGTCTCAGACAACGCTTGGACTCCAGATGTAATGCAGAACATTATCTTGGCTATGCCACGTAAGTATCGTGCACTTAAGAACAACCTTAAGTTCTACGCTGGTACTGACGCATTCCAGGGTATTATCAAGCACAACGGTACCCTAGCAGACGCTATTGCCGAGGCATTTGCTGGTACTCCAGCAGGTACCCCTGCAAACCGTCAGGCATACCTAGACGGTGCTGGTCAGACATTCGGTGGTGCTCGCACCACTCGTGTTCTAGGAATTGACGTTCAGGAAGTTCCTTACTACCCAGCAGGTTACGTTGACCTTACATTCCCTCAGAACCGTATTTGGGGTTTCCAGAGAGACATCACTGTAAACCGTGAATACAAGCCAAAGAAGGACACAATTGAATACACCGTATTCGTCCGCTTCGGTCTTCAGTGGGAGGAAGAGGATGCAATTGCATTCGCTGACGCAGGAGCAGACTCATAGTCTGTAACTACCCTTTAAGAGGGGGCAGGGCTTCGGCTCTGCCCTCTTTTTAATTTTATTCTGTTAT